CGTGCGCTTCTTCGGCTACGACACGTGGGACTGGGGCAGCGCAGCCGACTGGTTTGCAGCCGTTGGCACTGTGGCCGCCGTAGTCGTAGCTCTGTTCGGCTTCCGGCACGAGCGAGTCCGTGAGACCCGACGAAACGCTGAGCTTGTGATCGTCAGGGCGCAGGTGGTGAAAGCTACTCGGGAAAACAGGAAGATCGTGCGGATCATGATGGTATCGATTCACAATGCCGGATCTTTGGAGATACCAGATGTTGAAGTTTTTGTGAGATCCGGCAAACAGATGCGAACCGTGACGGCTTCCGACGTAGCCCCCGGTTTTCGGAAAGAGCAAGGCCTCTCTCTTGAGGGACGTAAATACCCACGCGCTTGGGTCTCCATCACTGACCCCTTAGGTAAGCGCTTTTTCAGAGAGCTTCCGAGTAATAAGTACGTGTCGATGAAGAAGTTCGCCAAGTCGGCCTTTGGTGACGGTGCTTTGATGAAGATGACCCTGCGCGTCCCGATGCAGGCGTCTCAGAATCGCTGATCGCGCGGCGGACCTGTAACTGTCTCACTCTACGAATAACCCAACCTAACCGCCGTAGCGAAGAAGCGCCGCAGGCCGGACGCAAAATTTTAGACGAGACCTCACTAAGGTGGGGTCTTTTCTTATGTCTTCGAGTGTGTTTTTATAGGGGTAACATGCCGACTGAGAAACAGAACAGAGCTATAAAGATCTACGTGGAAAACCATGGTCGGCTTAGTGTGAGCGAATCTATGCGCCGTGCAGGCTACTCAGCGGCTACTGCTAAGAACCCAAAACAGCTCACCGAGTCTATGGACTGGCAGCAGGCTATGGATCGCTTCTTACCTGATGACGTGTTGCTCAAGAAGCACAAGCAACTAATGAACGCTAGGAAGATCGAACGCGCCGAGTTTCCCGGGTACATACCCCAGGAGACGATCCGAGAAATCCTGACCGACGCTGGGTGCAAGCCACGCAACTTCGAGCAGAACCCGATGACGGGGATCATCAGCGTCTGGTACTGGGCACCCGACACACGGGCTCAAGCGATGGCGCTTGATCTTGCCTACAAACTCAAGGGCAAGATGACGCAGAAGATCGAGCACACGGGGGAGGTGCCTGTCGCCTTAGTGGAGTTCCTTGGCGATGACGACACGTCTCCAAGTCACGATCCGGTTTCTTAGCGAGTTCAAGGAACTCTTCAACGAGACGTGGCGCAACCTCGTCTTCTATGGCGGTCGCGGCTCGGGCAAGTCGCAGCACGTTGCGCTGGCGCTCATTCTCCGGGGCCGCACGAAGAAGCTTCGCATCCTCTGCACGCGTGAGCTTCAGAACACGATCGCGGACTCCGTGCACAAGCTGCTGAGCGACATCATCAACGAGTACGGGTTTACCGACTACCAGATCACCGACAAGGTCATCCGCAACACGACCACGGGCACCGAGTTCATCTTCAAGGGTCTGCGCCACAACTCGACCGAGATCAAGTCCACGCAGGGCATCGACATCGCCTGGGTGGAAGAGGCCCAGAGCATCAGCGAGGACAGCCTCAAGGTGCTCATCCCGACCATCCGCAAGCCCGGCAGCCAGCTGATCTACACCTTCAACCGGCTGAACGAGCTCGATCCGGTGTACGTCCGCTACGTAAGGCAGACACGGGCTCGAACCTTCGCGCGCAAGGTGAATTACGACGTGTTGGAGAGAGCCGGACTCTTCCCTGACGAACTGCGCGAGGAGATGGAAGCGGACAAACGGGCTTCGCTCGACCTGTACGCCCACGTGTGGCTGGGCGAGCCGGTAGCTCAGGGCGACAACAGCATCTTGAACCGGACCAAGGTCTTGGAGGCCATGGAGCGCACCGTGGAGGCCGAGGGGGCCATCGAGATCGGCGTGGACGTCGCTCGCATGGGTAGTGACCGGTCGGTGCTGAAGAAACGTCACGGTCTCAAGCTGACGGCCACGAAGACCTATACGAAGACGCGAACCACGGAGTTGTGCGACCACATAGAAGCGTTCGCCGGCTACGACAAGGAAGTGCTCATCAAGATTGACGACACGGGGGTCGGCGGGGGAGTCACGGACGAGATGATCAAGCGCGGTTACCGGGTGAAGCCGATCAACTTCGGAGCCAAGGCCCAAGACCCCGACAAATATCCGAACCTGATTTCGGAGGCGTGGTTTTATCTCGCCTCCATCATCGACACCATCCAAATCGACCTTGATACGGAACTGCTGATGGAGCTTACGAGCCGTCAGTGGAAGATGGACTCCGCCGGACGCAGGCGGGTCGAAAGCAAGGACGATTACAAGAAGCGCGGCTTCCGGTCTCCTGACAACGCCGATGCCTTGATCATGTGCTTCTACTCGGCCATAGCCGCGCCCCTTGAAGACTACGAAGACGACTTCGATGATGACGAGTCGGAATTCGGCGGCCTACTGGACGAAGAGTTCTAATTGCATTATTTTGAAGGTAGATGGATTCGAAGAACACCAAGGCTCTGAAAGGAAAAGAACAAGGCTCGTCCGGTGTCGCCTTTAGCGGTGGCGTCATTCTCTCGGAAGATTACAACCCGAAGCTCAATGGCGACTCTGCGAACAAGATCTACGAGGAGATGCGCCGCGGTGACGCGACCGTCAGCGCCTCGCTAGACGCGATCAAGCTGCCGATCATGGGAGCGGACTTTACGGTCGACGCTGCCAGCGATGATCGAAAGGACAGGGACGTTGCCGATTTCGTGTATGACGAGCTTCATCACAGCATCGATTGGGACAAGTTCCTGGGCGAAGCTCTCACCTTCCTGGACTTCGGATTCGCACTGTTCGAGATGGTCTTCGAGTCGCACCAGATGAACGGTCGGGACCGCATCGGCCTCGCCAAGCTTGGCTACCGCAAACAGACAACGATCGCTGCGTGGGAGACGGCCGACCACCAACCTGGGGTCACGCAGCGCAGCTGGGACGGCAAGGAAGCCTCGATACCGGAGATCAAGCTGATCCGGTTCACCCGCAAGCAAGAGGGTGACAACTACCAGGGGATCTCTATCCTCCGTGCCGCGTACCGCCACTGGTACATCAAGGACAAGCTCTACAAGATCGATGCCGTAGGACACGAGCGTCAAGCGGTCGGCATCCTGGACGTGACGACTCCTCCCGGAGCCACCGACAAGGACAAGAAGAAGATGCGCCAATTGGCGCGCAACCTCCGGGCGAACCAGGAGAGCTACCTCGAGCACCCCGAAGGCTGGGTAGTCCAGTTTCTCAACAATCAGGGTTCTTCCATGCGTGACGTGGAGCCTTCGATCAACCACCACGACCGTCAGATCATGAAGAACGTGCTCGCTCAGTTCCTTGAGATCGGATCCGCCGGTTCCAGTGGCACCCGCAACGTCTCGGAAGACCAGAGCCGGCTCTTCGAGCTCGCGGTCCAGCACGTGGCGAAGCAGATAGTGTCACAGCTTCAGAACACAGTGGTCCGCGCGTTGGTCGACCTCAACTTCACGAACGTGGAGTACCCGACCCTCCGAGTGAGCAACATCTCGGACGACAACATCCCCGTCATCAGCGAGGCGATCAAAAAGTTCGTGGATGCCGGTGTGATCCAACCCCGCGCGGAGGACGAGAACACCGTCAGACGCATGGTGGGTTGGTCCGAACTCACCGACGAAGAAATCAAGAAGCGCAACGAGGCGCCAGCCAAGACGATCACCGAAGACGCGGAAGTGAAGGCCGACAAGATCGAGGCCGATGCCCAGGTCAGCAGGGCGCGCAATCTCTTTGCCGCCATAACGAGGCGTCTCCATGACCGATCGTCAAAGGCTGCTTGATGCCCGGGAAGCCCTGCACGTCTCTCTCCTGACGGCCGAGGCGTGGCACGACAGCTACAAGAAGGACGAAGAGTCGTTCGCGCTGCTCGTCAGCCTTGAAGCGGCTCTCAACACGTCCGTGGCCGAGTACCTGCACGACCTTGCCGACCGAGCCCCCGGGTTCGTGGACTGGTCCGCTTTGAAGGCATCCACCGTCCCGCCCGCTACGGACCCGGTGTGGGAGGAGGAGATGCAGCTGCTCACCATCGCGGTGCTTCAGATCCTCCAGGACGTCACGGCACTGGGCGCGATGGCGGGGGAGGGCATCTACGGCATACCTGCGACCTTCGACTCGCTCGATGAGGCGATCATGCAAAGCGCGCGCAGGCAAACGGCCCAGCTCGTGAAGGGTGTCACCGACACCACCCGGAAGCTCATACGGGAAGCGGTGGCACAGAGCATCGCGCTCGGGGAAGACGCGCCGACCGCGACCGCCCGTCTGGTGGCGGTGATCGACAACCGGTGAATGCGTATCAGAACGGCCTCAGCCGCTATGCGAAGAGCACCGGAGCCATTGAGAAGACCTGGGACGGGTTGAGGGGTGCCTGCAACGTCTGCTCACCGCTCATCGGTAAGACCATCCCGATTGATGCGAACTTCGTGCTCGCCAATGGCAGTGAGATCCAACACCCCGCCGGCCATCCCCGCTGTAGGTGTTCTGTTATCTACGGCTACTGACCCAACGTCAGAAAATTCCGTACCCGACTCTTGAAGCTGTTCTCAACCTCGCCGAGCGAGAAGACATGTCTCACGCTTCGAGAACTCGGGACCCAGGCAGATCCCTTTGTTCTTCCCCCGAATCGCGATTTGATCGAGCGCAGTTCAGCTCGGAACCACCGCCCGTCAGGCAGAACAACGAGGCTGTCAGTCATGCGATGGTCAATGTCATCGTGACTCAGGACAACGACCCAGCCGTCTGTCGTTTTCCCCTCGTGCAATACGGCCACCCGGGGGATGCCACGGACCGCGGCTGATGCGGCGAATTCCCCTGCCATACGAGTAACCAACTCGTCCATCAGATCAGCCGATCGCTCATGTGCCTCGGCCTGACGCCGCTCCCACGCCCGTTCCAGAGCTTGCTCGGCATCAGCATCTTCGAACATCCCCATGCTGCTGACTGTAGCGCGAAAAAGTACCCCCTCGCGGGAGTACTTCTATGTTTGTTTGAGGTGAGAGGAGTTGTGTGAACAGGTGCGAGCCCCCGAAAACGGGACCTACCTTCAATGTACTCCGAAACCTATTGACAAGGAATAGTCAAAACCTCATATTCAGGGCTAGATGAAGACTAAGAACACCCAAAAAGCAATTGCCTTCGGGGACAAGCTCGTAGCTGATGCCTCCGGCGCGTTTCCTACTGAGATCGAGATTGCGCATACGGGGTCTTGGCGCACACCTTGGCACGGCAATTTTGACCTTACGGTCGAAGACTTCAATGAGGCCGTTGACCACTTCAACGCAGGCGTGTACCGGGTGAACGGCACCGAACCGCTCACCGGAACTCTCGATCATCTGGGCGGCGACAGCCCGGCCGCTTACCGCATCAACAGCGTCTACGTGGTCGGCGATCGCTTTATGGCGAGCGTCACGTGGACTGCCCTTGGAAAGGAGAAACTTGAACGCGATGAGTACCGATACACATCGTTCGAGTTCCACACTCGGGCACAGCCGTTCATCAATCCCGAGGACGAAAACGAAGTACTCGTCAACGTCCTCACTGGTGCGACATTAACGAACGACCCGCTCATGAAGAGGCTGAAGCCGGTATTGGCATCAGCCCGCAGCGGGTCGAATAACGAAGAAGGAGAAGACATGGATTTAGCAGCGATACGCGCAAAGAAATTGGAAGACCTCTCTGACCAAGAGAAGGCGTTCCTGGAAGAACACAAGACCGAACTGACTGACGAAGAGCGCACCGCGTTCGAAATCAGCCTCGAAACGGATGAGGAGAAGACGGCT